TTGGTGTTGGTGTTGGTGTTGGCGTTGGCGTTGGCGTTGGTGTTGGTGTTGGTGTTGGTGTTGGCGTTGGCGTTGGCGTTGGCGTTGGCGTTGGTGTTGGTGTTGGCGTTGGCGTTGGTGTTGGCGTTGGCTTTGGCGTCGGCGTCGGCGTTGGCGTTGGCGTTGGCGTTGGTGTTGCTAGCAATGACTTTATATACCAAAACACACCCCCCAGAACAACCACTACAACGGCATACATCAACCAAGTTTTTTTACCTATGTTATTGTTGCTAAGGACATCAAAATTATTGTTAAGGATATCAGCAGCCATTTACATACATATACATTATATTACATCATTTCAGTTTTTTTGAAGCTTCCACAACCAAAATGCACATATGCTCATAAAAAGCAATACACCTACATAAGTTAGACGTCTTTCCATCTTGTTTTCATATGTTTCGCTTGCAGCTAATTGCAGAAGTGCCCCGCTCATTTGTATAAGGTAATAAAAATTTGTTTAAGTGTTTCAAGTCTATATCAATAAATTTGAAATCATTTTTTACATGTCTTTTGTAATACATTTACTCGTCTTTGAAAGTCACTATTCCCTCGACCTCCACAAAGTCGTCAATATCCACGGTATCCTCAGAGTCCTCAGCAAAGATATTCTGCAGTTTCTCCACATCTTCGCGAGCGGTTTCGTCAAGCTTCTTGACGAGATCGTCAAATGTGCCACTGAGTTTCTTGAATCTGTCATCACGCTCCTTATCCAGTTTTGCGCGGCGCTCCTCAGACTCCTTGTTGAGCTTCTGGAATGCCTTGCTAATCTTTGCAGTGTCTTTCTTTACACGCTTTGTGATTGTCTTGTCGAAGCTATCAGAAGACATGCGAGTAGGGGTGCGGAGTAGTGCCAGAGTATACATTGTGATATTTTACAACAACATTTTTTTTAAGTTATTTTTACATATTTATACAAGTTTTATACATATTTATACAAGTTTTATACATATTATACAAGTTTGAGCAGTTCTATAAGCACAAAGGCAACGATAGAATATTTTACAAGCTGTTTTGCCTCGATAATCTCGGTGTTCATTCGCTGATTCATCTCAAATATGATGTCGTTCATGTTCTTGAGAGACGCTGGTGTGCTCAGGAAATCCCCCGCAATGTCTTGGACAATGTCAAACACAGGAATGTCCACCAGGTCTTCGATGAGATCATCATATCGTTTAATGTACTGGTTCAGACTGAACTTGGGGTCGTGATACTTGATGATGCCCTCGCAGATGGTCAGGGAGCGTATGAGGTAAATGTACTTCGTTGTGAGCTCAAAAACGCGCTGCTCATTTGCAGTGAACTCTGGAATCTTCCCGAGCTCGATGTTAAAGTTGTCAGAGCTCATGATCTTCTTAATCTTTGGTACAATCTTCTTCAGGCGGGCAGCAGATGCGCCCGACTTCACAATGCCAAGCTCCTCCAAGGAACGTATGACACCATCGCTATCTTCCAGGACAATGTTTTTGAGACACTTGGCAATGTTAGGTCTTAGATCGCGGACGTCAATCACGGCCCCAAAATCATATAGTACAAAGGAACCGTCGGCGCGCACACCAATGTTCCCCGCGTGAGGATCCACCTGCACGAGGCCAATCTCAATGACAGACCGCAGATACAGTTCAAACATCCTTGAGGCAAGAAATGTGTTAGGATGCGCCGAAGTGATCTTCCTGGACGGCACAAACTCTGAAATTATGTACTGCTCTCCGGCCTCATAAACCTGGGGAATTGACAACCACTCCACGCTAGAAAACTTCTTCCGGAATAAACTCTGAGACTTGGCCTCTGAACGCAAGTCAAGTTCCCCAATAAGCATTGGTTGACACTCGCTGACAATTTCAAGCATGTTCTCGGCGCCGGCAATGTTGAAGAACTTTGCCGCCTGCAAGACATAAATGAACAGGGGGAGGTCCTCCATAATGCGCTGTTTTACCCCAGGCTTGATAACCTTAACGACCACATCGCTATTGTCCGTCTTGCGTTTGCCCTTGAAAACAGATGCAATAGAAGCAGTCGCTATCGGAACCTTGTCAAACTCGTAAAAGGTGAAATCTGGGAGGGGCGAAACTTCGCTAGGCACTTCGTTTTGAAACCGCTCGATTACCGAGAGTGTGCTTGCATCGATGACATCACCGCGGGCGGACAAGAATTGAGCCATTTTGAGCGCTATGACTCCAATTTCTGTCGTATCACGCACAAGTTCATCGGCCGCCGGGCTCTTGGGGCCCTCTTTCTGGATTTTTTGTATATTCTTATATGTTTTGAAGCAATACCGAGCAATCTCCACGCCCCGTTGGGCATATCTAATATTAGAGACGCTGTTTGGCGATACCTTCAACATTTAACTTTATCAATATTTTTTTGGTTATTAAAATACGATTGTCGATATACATATATATATCGACAAAATGTGTTTTGATTAGATTACTTGTTAGAGTGGCTTTTGGCAAAAGCAACTATGTTCTGCGCACTGGGACCGCCAGGGTATTTACGAGCCACGCGGTCCTTCCCAAGAACAAAAATAGTAGGAAATCCATTAACCTTAAGCTGTTCACATACTCTTGAATGATCTTCGGCATCGACCATGTACACGGGCATTTTGCCACGTAGAGCAGTCTGAGCCTTCTTCATCTCTGGTGCCATCGTATGGCAGTGGCCGCAATTATTCCACTTACAGAAAAGAATGCAGGGTGTCTTCAGATTTCTTTTGAATGGAATAAAGGAACTAAAGCTATCAGGCGCCATAATACATTATGCCTTTATATTTTTTTTAGAGTGTTGACGAATTACATAGCTCGAATCCATTGAGTGGCTATTACCTTGGTGCCAGATTTTACAGGCTGACCTGCATGAAGAGTTTCCTTGAACAGTTGTTTTGTGCGCGGGTCGGCAACCCAGAAGAAAGCAGCATTGCCTTTCACCGGTTTCACGCTCGTCTTGAGAGTTGGAAAGTCTGTCTCTCCACCGGCAACTGGTTCCTGGAGGTACACAATCATCGTTCCAAGTCTCTGGTCTTTGGGACAAGACACGGTAGAACAGTCCTCACCATCAAAATGATGCTTGTAAAACCCATCCTTGGTGTATTTTGCAAGCTGGATGTCCTCAAACACATATGAATCGTCGTCCATGCCCCTGGATCTCAGAAAGTCCCTCGTCTTATTTTGTATCATATCAGACACCGGGTGCTTTCCTGTTGCAAACCAAGTCTGCTTGCTCTTTCGCGCTTCAGTGTCCAGATACGCGGGTTTGTCATCCGTGTTTCCGGATACCTCAGAATCTACCAACCCTTCCCGTTCACCCATCGCCACGAGAGCATCGCAATCAGATGATGTCAAAAAGTTTGGCAACCGTATGATGTGAGGACCATTGGGTGGCAGACTCTTCCACAGAGTATCTACTCTCATCAGGATGAGAATTGCTAGTACCGCAAGTATTGCAAGAATATACTCGGATATTTCCATTTTGATATCTTGATATATTTTTTATTGTCATTTGATCCCGGGGTGTAAAATTTCTATATAAGAGCTTAACACATTAAACATTCACCAAACCAACAAAAACAATCATGGAAAAGACTCTTGCCGATACCCTGCTGCACCACGACTTCCGCACAGTTGAACTGGAGTTCCGCGTTGGCATCCAAACGTCTCGCGGATTTCATGCAAGCTTGCCCAAGATTGCATGGACCCAGGCAATGGAAAAACTAGGAAAGGGCAAGGAAGTTGTCATTGTGGACAAATATGTATCTACCAGGGGCAACTGCTCGTCGCGGCACGTTCAATCAGGCGGTGCCATGTACTGGGAACACAAGCAAAAGGTGTCAAACGATGTGACGCCGGGAAAGTTTGCCATTCGGACAAGTCTGGCTCTGGAAACAAAGGAAAAGGGCGCCCCACCAAACAGCTACGTGCTTCAGCGGACGAAGCACAGGACATCTTTCCCCAAGGGACCGTGGCAGATTGATTTCACACGAGTGGAGACCATCCCAAACAAGGACGACGTTGAGGAAACCTACGAAATAGAAGTCGAGCTCAAAGACACCGGATATCTCTTTGAGAAAGAACTGAATCTTGTTATAGAAGAAGGAATCGCCCTTGCCCAAAACATCACCATGTAAAACTCAATCATTCAAGACTTGAAATCAGACAAGATTAATAACGAGAGATAAATTGTTGACATATACAAGATGGATAGTGGGACATTTGAGAACAAACTCACAATATTCATTGAGTTGGTTAACTATATAAGAAATGAGGATTATCACAAGAAGAATCTCATTTCTATAGAAAATGGAATAACAATTCAAAAGAGAGCAGATTGCAGATATGAAAACTTACAATTGATAAAGAAGGCAATATCAAAACTTAGAAAACTCAGTAAATCACATTTGGCGGTTCAAAAAATGCTCGTGTATACAAAATACCAAATTCAATTCGTAGGGCAATGTTTACTAGATATACTATGGTCAAAACACGAATCAATGAAAACTTTTAATGACGCTGGTTACTCTTGGGATGATCTCAAAACTAAAAAACAAATGGAGTTTGTATCTACAATGATACGGCATGAAGAAGTCATAAGAGATACTCTTGCCATATTGACAAGCATTTTTAAAATGAGAGTATCATTTTATAAGAGTTCTCATAATGTTTATACTAATGATGTTGCATTATATGTACTGCGGAACATAAGGAGGATGATTCTCTTTAGAGGTTTCTCATCTCCGCTATATGCTGACCAACGCAGGGAGCTTCCAAATATATGGAATAGAATAAGAAGACATTATATACATTTGCTAAAATCATATAAATGGAATACATTGGTCAAAAAACTAGAAAATGCACAAGTTAATGTTAGAAGACCAGACTCATTTTCACTCGGTGTTCACAGAAAACGCATGAGAGATCTCATAGAAAAAAGCACTGAAAATATTTGATTAAGAATCAGGTGGACTTTATTTCAACGTCAACATTCTTGGCAACGTCGTCATAGAAATCCTTGGTCTCAACAGGAAATTTATACATCCGGTGGTCGCCAGAGGCACACATCTTTATCACCTGAGCGCCGGAAATAGGGGTCTCTTTCCTCTTCCCAGTGTCAAAGGTTGGTTTTGTCATGTCTTTCAATGCCCTCTGGATATTTTGAGGAGCGTATGGGATGTGGTAATCATCGTCAAATAAATTTGCACTCTCTTTCAAGTATTCATTTCGGTATTTCTTCAAGTCTTTTGTAGTGTCCTTTCCAGTGACAGGATCTTTGTGGACAACGACATTCTTGTCGGAATCGTATTTGACAAACTTCTGGTCGGCGCATATTCCACGTGTATGCCTAAACAAAATAGCAGGTATCTGTTGAGGATCCGCCCCGCGTATTTCACTGATGAACTCTGGTTTATTGAATATGTCATATACCGCCGACACTGCCGACTTGTCTGGCACGGCAAGCGTGATGTTGATGCTGTTGTTGTTGATGACCTTGTTGTCCTCGATGTATACCGAGGTGTTGATTGTCTTGCTATTGGATACACTGTTGCCAATGGCACTTTCCTTGACAAATTTCTGTGTCTCTGATGTCATTGACTTGTCTCTACAAGCAACTGACTTGGCATGCCGTAGAGCATTTGTTTTGATAGTTGTATAATATCCACACTCACATTCAAATACCATGAACTCATAGACTTTCGCCATTACAATATTGACATGTAATCTTTTAAGTTGTTTACAGGGATTATCGGTAGAGATTATCGCTCCCACGCGGTACACTAGTATTATCAGTCTCTTTATTTTTTTTTTTTTTTTTGAAATTAGTTTTAT